CCAGCGATACCCGGCGGCTTTAATATCAGCGCTGACCGCTCTTGTGTCCCCTGATACCCATACCCAGGAGCCGCATATTTCTATATTTATTCCTGGGAGATTGAGAATTTTTTCGACCGCTTCCCGAAGCTCTGCGTCAAGGTCTATGAGAGCTTCCTTTGTTTGGTATTCCTGGTTCAATTTTGCCATTTCTTCTTCGCTTCCGCCGTGGTCGGGGTGAAGCTTAGCAGCTTGCTCTTTGTACTCCTTGCGGAGCGCTTTTTTTGCTTCCTTCTTTTCTTCGGTGTCGTTCGCCTTGTTGATAAGGTCTTGCAGATTGATCATTTTTGCCATGGTGTTTTCCTCCTTTTTGTTGGTGGTTTTCTTTTCTCTTTCTGTGCTCATTATAGAGCATGCTCTATAATATGTCAATAGGTTTTTGAAAAAATTTTTTTATTTTTTTCTTGCTGTTTTGTAGAGCATGATATATAATGGAATAGTAGAGCATGATATATAGAAAGGTGGTGAAAAAATGGCTTATACAGAGGCCCACAGAAAAGCCCAGGTAGCATATCAAAAGACGCTGGATTCTTTCTCCATGCGATTAAAGCCGGAAGTTATGAACAAATACAAAGAAGCAGCAGAAACCGCTGGAATGAAATTTAGATCTTTTGTTTTATTGTCTATGGATGAATACATAAAAAACCATCTTGAAAAAAAATAGGACAAAATATTCATTCCTTATTCCGGGAATAAGAAACAAAAAAAAAGGGTATAATGACTACAGTGAGTTATTAGGAATTAGTCATTAAAGCCTCCTTTGTTGGTTTCTCCTCATGTAGAGCTATGAAGTTTTTCTTCATGGCTCTTTTTTATTACCTGTGGATAAATTGTTAATAGTTTTCCACAGGTTGTGGATAAGTGCGCGAGGGGCGGCGCAGAACGGAGAGAGAAAAAGAGAAGAGAGAAAAGAAAAAGAAAAAGAGAAACGAGAAGAAGAAAGAAAGAAAGAAGCAAAGAAAGAAAGAAGTAGAGTAAAGAGAAAAAGAATAAAGAAAAGAGAGAAGAGAGAAAGAGAACACCCCCGTTCCGCTCGCTTCGCTCGCTGGCCCCCTCAAGGGGGCTTGAGAGTAACGCGCGCGCGAGGGAAACAACAAAAAGTCAAAGGTGGTGAATGAAATGACGGAGCAACAGGAGCGCTTCTGCAAAATTTACGTTGATTATAACTGCGATCGGGGCAAGAGAGCAGATGCCTATATAGAAGCAGGATTTAAGACACAAACAAGAAAGGCTGCTTCTAATTGTGCCGGGCGTCTGCTGGAAAATGATGTAATAAAACAAAAAATCCAACAGCTTCAAGAAGAAAAATTCGCTGCGCTTCGTGAACGTATTGAAAACGAAGAAGAAAGAAAAATCATGGGCGTTATTGAAAAGCGCGCTCTTCTTGCCGAGTTAATGAATGATCCATATATTTCGACACAAGATAGATTACGCGCCCTTGATATTGACAACAAGATGGAAGGACTCTATATAGTCAAAAATCAAATTTCCGGCGCCGATGGTGGCGCGCTTTCTGTAAAATGGGAGGTTGCCGAAAGTGGCGGAAGCTACAACGCGCAGGATAACAATTCCATATAGCCCGCGCCCTTTGTGGGCGTCTGTTATTCATCCAGCTTTGGATAAATACCGATTCGCCGTATTAGTCTGTCATAGGCGATTCGGAAAGACTGTCGGATGTGTAAATCAGATGATAAAGCGGGCTATACAATGCGAGCGGCCCGCCCCTCATTATTGCTATGTAGCTCCCTTTCGCAATCAGGCAAAAATGATTGCCTGGCAATACCTGCTGCATTACACAAGCGTTATCCCTGGCACGAAAAAAAATGAAAGCGATTTGTTTGTTGAGCTTCCGCCACAAAAACCCGGCTGGCCCGGCGCCCGCCTCTACATTATAGGCGCGGATCATCCCGACGCCTTACGCGGTACGTACTGGGACGGGGCAGTCTTAGACGAATACGCGCAAATAAAGCCGGAGTTGTGGAATGAGGTCATTCGTCCCGCATTGGCTGACCGTTCCGGCTGGGCCGTTTTTATCGGCACTCCGAAAGGCCAAAACGCTTTCTATGAAATGTATCAGCGCGCGCAGCGTGATCCGTCGTGGTTTTCCTGCTTGTACCGTGTCGATGAATCCGGCGTCCTTCCGCCGGAGGAGATTGCCGATATGAGAAAGGAGATGACGGATCAGGCGATAAGGCAGGAATTGTATTGCGATTTCTCCGCTTCCGCTTCCGACGTCGTGATTCCTATCGACCTTGTAACGGAGGCCGCCGCGCGGGAACTGACTGCCGCCGACGTTCGCGGGCAGCCCGTTATCATGGGTGTTGACGTGGCGCGGTTCGGTGACGATTCCACCGTTATCACAATCAGACAGGGCCTTCACTGCTTGCCTCAAAAAGTCTTTCGTGGACTTGATACCATGCAGGCCGCCGACAGAGTGATTATATCAATGGCAGAGCATAAGCCGCAGGCCGTCTTTGTTGACGTTGGCGCAATGGGGGCAGGAGTGATAGACCGTCTTAGGCAGCTACACTACAACGTCACGGAAGTAAACTTTGCCGGGGCCGCTATGGATTCCGAACGCTATGCCAATAGGCGCGCGGAAATGTATTTTAAGCTTCGTGAATGGCTGACCGGCGGGGGCGCTATCCCGAACGAGCCGACACTTAAAAGCGAATTGTCAGTTGTGGAGTATAAGTTTCAACCTTCCGGCAAAATCATCCTGGAGCCGAAGGAAAAAGTCAAGGAGAAAATCGGCAAATCCCCGGACTTGGCGGATTCTCTTGCGCTGACTTTCGCAATGCCGATATACACGCCGGGCGCGCGGGAGATTGATGAGGACGAGGAACCATACGACGCATTAAAAAATTATTGGGAGGAATAGCCATGGGAGGATATCTGAACGAAAACACAAAGCGGGAAAGGTATAACACATTCAAACAAAACAATCCAGGACGGAATGTGTCGTATGAAACATACGCAAAGAAAACCAACGAGAAATTTAATCAATTTTTTGTTGATATACGCAACAGGCAACAAATTGCAGCGGACACAGACAACAATGATCCAAAAAGTGATGAAAACAAATTATACAGTTTGGTTGACGAATCAGTAGAGGACGACGCTTCACTTGGCGGCAGCGCACGAAAGGCGCAAGGCTCTATCGGCGGCGACGATGAGGCATACAGCGAGCGCATGAAGGGCAGATTCAAGAAAGGACTTCAATCAAGGGGGTAACGAAAAATGAAATTTGATTTGCAGTTATTCGGTGGATTGTTCGGCGGCGGCCGGACAGAAACGCAGGTCATCGAAAAGCCGGTAACACAGCAGACCGCGCCTATAGCCACAACGGCCTCCACGCAACAGGAGAGCGCGACGGACAGCGAGAAGGCGAAAAAGAAACGCTTCACCGAGCAGGCGCGCGGGCGGCGCTCCACGATAACGGGCGCAGGGACAGAAACGGCGGCCCTATCGGCGGCGGGCAATATTGCAAAGACACTTCTTGGCGAGGAGCAGCGGAAGAAAACCCTTGGGGGTGCGTGATGTGGTTTCAAAGATTGTGCAGGCCGTCCTTGCAGACGCCGACTTGCTGAAAACGAAAAGGCGCATAGTGACGCAAATGTACGAGGAGCGGCAGCAGCAGGAGCACACCTGGCGGCAGCTTTCCCGGTACATAAACCCCGCGCGGGGACGGTTCGACGAGGACACGCGAACGACGGAAGGAAAACGGCGTGATTATTTCCTTCTTGATCCGTACCCGATGGAGGCGCACGGAAAATGTGCGGCGGGCCTTCATAGTGGCTTGACGTCTCCTTCCCGCCCGTGGTTCGAACTTGGACTGGCCGACGAGGAATTAAGCAATTATCACACGGTAAAAATGTGGCTGGATGATTGCAAGGAAATCCTTATGGATATATACGCGAAGTCCAACGTCTATAATACCCTTCTCCAAATTGAGGCAGAGCTTTCGCAATTCGGGACGGCGGGCGCGCTCATGCTGGAAGATTACAATACTGCCGTTTGGTGCAGGCCTTATACTTGCGGCGAGTACGCCGGGGACGTGGACGCTCGCGGGCGCGTCGTCAAGCTGGCGCGAAAAATGCGGATGAAGGCCTGGCAGATTATTGACGAGTTCGGGGAGGACGTTGTTTCCGACGGCGTGAAAAATGCGGCAGCGCAGGACGACAACAAAGCCGACTTTGAGATTCAAATGCTCATAGAGAAAAACCCGAATTATGATCCTGACGTTTTGGGCGTCGGCAATTTCCCGTGGCGGTCGTACTACTTCGAGAGTACGGAGCAAGATAAATTCCTAAAGGTCAGCGGTTATCACGAATGCCCGTTCTTGATGCCGAGATGGACGACAATAGCAAACGGGATATACGGGACGGGGCCGGGCCATAACGCGCTGGGGAATTGTATGCAGTTGCAGAAACTTGAAGCGGTCAATATGCAGCTCCTTGAAAACCGGGCCAATCCTCCGCTGGTAGTCCCCGCTTCCGTGGCGAAGGTCAAGCGCAATCCGGGAGGCCTAACTGTGGTTCCCGATCCGGCAATGACGGCAGGAATAAGAAATTTGTTTGATACGCAGGGCAGCCGCGAGGACGTTTTGCAGACAATCCAATTCAAGCAAAGCCAAATAGGGGCGGCTTTCTTTAACGATTTGTTTGTAATGCTGGCCAACAATGACACGCCGGAAATGACAGCGCGTGAAGTTGCAGAGCGGCACGAAGAAAAATTGCTTATGCTTTCCCCGGTCTTAGAGCAGATGCACAATGAAGTGCTGGCTCCCCTTACAAAGAGGACTTTCGAGATTTGCCTTCGCAATGGTCTTTTCCCTCCCATGCCGGAAGAATTGGAAGGGCAGGAAGGGACAATCAAAGCCGAGTTTATTTCCCTTTTGGCGCAGGCACAGAAAGCCGTTGCCACTCCGGCAATCGAAAGAACGCTTTCCCTCGCAGGAAACCTGGCAGGCATTTCCCCCGACGTCATGGACAACCTCAACCTGGACGACGCAATCAGAAAACACGCTTCTCTTACTGGCACGCCGGAAAGCGTACTCCGGGACGAGGACGAAGTGGAGAAGATGCGGCAAGTACGGGCAGAGCAGCAGGCCAAGCAACAGCAGCTTGAAAACATGGAGCAGATGGCTCCGGCACTCAAAGACGGCGTTGACGCCGCGCGGCTCATGTCCGAGATTAACCCCGACGAACGCAGCATAGGGCAGATTATGGGGGGCGTGTAAATGGATGAAGATAATCTGCTTCGGATCATGACGACCGAGCAGGGGCGGCAGTTCGTGGCAGAATTGCTTGACCTTTGCGGGGCTGGCGCGCTTGGTGGCACAGGGAATTACGCGCAGGACTTCTTCTCTATGGGGCGGCGCTCCGTAGGCGAAGATTTGTTGCGCATAATTCGGAGCATTGAGGCAGTCGGGACAGACGGTCTCGCGCTCGAATATAAGATGCTCAGAGAGCATAAAAACAGAAACGAGGAGGAAGATTTGTAATGGCAGACGAGGGCAACAACACGGCGGCAGTGGAAACTACCCCGCAGGCGACAGAAACCCCGGCAGCGACGGAAACCCCGCAGGAAAACTTGGGGGAAGCGCTGACCGCGACAACGGAGGAGAAACCCTCCGAGGCTCCTGCAATCCCGGAAAAGTACGAGTTCAATCTTCCCGAAGGCTTGCAGCTTACGCCGGAAATTGAATCGCAGTTCACCGAGATTGCAAAGGCTACAGGCATGACGCAGGAACAGGCAAACGGATTGATAAAGCTCCACTCCGATCTCATGCTTGACGTTATGCAGCAGGCGACAAAACAAAAGGCCGCTTGGGAAAACGAGTGCAAAAAGGCGGGGCTGACCTCGCCGGAAAAATTGCAGCTCGCAAAAAATATTATCAACACATTCGACAACACGGGCGAAGTGATGCGCGTGTTGGTTGAGAGCGGGGCGGCTTACCATCCCGCAGTTTTGGGGATGCTTCAAGAAATGGGAAGCCTCCTCCAAGAAGATTCGGCTCCTGACAGCAAGCCCGCGCCGCAGGCCAAGAGCGCCGCTGATTTGCTGTTTGGCAATAGCAAATACTAATTCACGAAAGGACAGTGGTAAACATGACAGCAATCGGTGTGGATTTCGTCACTCTGCATGACTGGGCGGCGAGATTCGGGGCAAAGGGCGAGTATGTCACGCAGAAAGTGATCGAGTTGCAGGCGCAAACGAACAGGATTCTTGACGTGCTTCCCTTCAAGCAGTGCAATGACGGTACGCAGGAAGTGGCGCTTATGCGCGCTGACCTCCCTGACGTTGCATGGCGTCTTATCAACAAAGGCGTGAAACCGTCCAAGAGCAAGACGAAACAGGTTTCCTTCACTTGCGGCGGCATGGAAGCGCTGGCGAAAGTTGATGAAAAACTTTTGCAGATTAACGGCAACGACAATAATTGGCGTTTGTCGGAAAACGTCGCTATGCAGGAAGCAATGAATCAGGAAATGGCGGCGACGTTCTTCTACGGCGACGAGAAAGCTACTCCGGCGAAGTTTACGGGCCTTTCCGCCTACTACTACAGCAAGGCGAATCAGGATCCTATTTGGGCGGATCAGATTATCGACGCAGGCGGCACGGGCAGCGCGCTGACCTCTCTTTGGTTTGTCGGTCTTGGCTACGACACCGTTTACGGCATTTTCCCAAAGGGGACGAGCGCAGGCTTCAAATATCGCGACAACGGGCGCGTAAAGATGTACGACAGCGACGGCGGCGAGTTCTATGGCTACGAGTCGCAGTATAACTGGGATATGGGCCTCGCGGTTCGTGATCCGCGCTATGTCGTCCGCGTAGCGAATATCGACACGACGGCGCTTTCCTCGGCAAATGTTGACGCATTTATCGAGAAGATGATCAAGGCTTACAATCAGATCGAAAACCCGGATAAAGTCAAGCTGGCAATCTTCGCCAATCGCTCCGTGCAGACTTACCTTGACATTGTGGCGGAAA